GGGGCTGGTATCGCTGACTGGATGCTTACGCTTGGATCGATCCCGGGTGTTCCACAGCTTATGAACAATATGGGTCCATTCGGGCAAGTGCTTGGAAATGCATCGGGGCTAATGCAAAGTTTCGGCAAGACTGCAGGTCAGTTGATGAAAGAAGGATCGAAAGATGGTGAAAAGGTCGCTGGATTTACTGATTCTCTTGGTGGGTTAAAAAGCTTGGTGGGTTTTGGTAAAAAACGGGGTGGAAAAAAGATGAATATGGCTGATATGTATGGCGGAGCATTTTTATCTGATTTTTTTGGCACTTTAGGTGGAATAACGCCCAAGCTGAGCGGAGTCATAGGAGCTGTCCCTACTTACGGAAAAGTAGCAACGATCGGAAATTCTGTGCTAGGTTCTGCATCACGTGTTAGTGAAGATATAGCAAAAATGCTTGGTTTAGGTAGCATGGACACAACCTTGTCTGGTTTTGGTAATACGGATTTATCTAATAATAAAGGCTATGGAAAAAGAGGTGGTCGAAAAATGCTTCCATTGGGTCGCCCAATGCCAAGAGATATGGGTATTCTGCCTTATGGTCTCCAAGCAGAAAGCCCTTATATGTTAGAGGGTATGGGGGCAGAAATGACCCCCTATTTAAAAGATATCTTTCCTTTTGGTGTTCCTAAATTTAGAGGTGGAAAAAAAATGAAAGGTGGTTTTTTAACTAGTTTATTTAATGTAATGGGAAAAGGTGGATGCAAAAAACCATGTATGAAAGGCTGTGGAAAAATTCAAGGGCAATGGGTATCGCCAGAATATGAAGCCGAATATGAAAAGGCCTTATTAAATAATAATCTGGTTAGAGAATTACAAAATCACTCTGCAGCAAAGCAATTTGAGGCACAAATACAAAGAAAATTAAATGTTGAACAAGGTGATGCCCTTACACAATTACAATACTACGATCTATTAACTAAAGCCCAACAGAGATTATTACAAGAACAACAATAATTATAATGTAAATATATAGTAATATGAAAAAATATTCTAAAAAAAAGCTTATACCTGAGTCATTTAATGATGAAATAAATGAAGCAATTACAGCAATTACATACAATCCTAAAAATATTATTTTTGGAGGATCCTTTACTAAGAAAAATTTTAGAGATGCAAGTGATATAGATTTGAGCGAACGGTTTGGCGATGATGATAAACAGGTCGCAAAAGCATTGAAAGAAATAGTGATGAAGATATTGAAAAAACCGGAATATATAATCTTAGATATAAAATGCGGTATATATCCCATGTATGTTGGCTATTTTAAAAATCTTGGTTATATACAAAATAAAAAAATTGTTGAATTTGATTATGATAAAACATTAGAAGACTTAAAAACTCATAAAATGCATATTGATAGCGATGTTTATAATAATTTAATAAAATTATGTAAGCCTAGCATCTCATTATCAAAATATTTTGAGTTATGCGAAGGGATTAGGAAGATTATTACACTAAGATGGACTGCTCAGCAAGTATTAGAAGGGTATAATGGGGATATTAGTTTAGTTGATTCAATACCATTATTTATAACTAAAATCGACATGGCATTCATCTATAGTGGATATTTTACAGAAATATCGAATGTTTTTTCTAATAAATCTGCTATTAAAAATGGGCTAACTTTTCCACCTATTACCCCCGATCCTAAATTGTTCGAGTATTGTATCAAATATAATTTATTAGAATATATAGAAAATGGGAAAAATTTAAAAGCATTAAAGCGTGTTTGGAGTTTAGCTAGTGATGCTAATGACTTGATTACATTAGAAAAAATATATCCTATTATTACATCTAATCTAGCTATTTTAAACAAAGCAAATAGCATAATAAAAACACATATATCTATAATAGAACTATATGGCAATGTATATAATAGGGAAATTAAAAGGCAGTTAAACAATTTAAAGCCTTTTTTATCTTTCATTTATGAATTTCCATTCAATGAGAAACATATTGATGAGTTATTAGATAATCGTGTTAATTTAAATTTGTTGAATGACTTATCTGATAGATTTGATAAGACTATTAATAAACGGGTTTTAGATTTTAATTTTAAAATTCCTAAAAAATATATACTTTAATATATACAGTTTTTTTTATTAAATATAATATTATCTAATAATATTATATATATGTCTGAGTTAAGCTTTACAAAGGGGAAGCGGATTGCTGTTGTAGAAAATAGTGCTCTAAAGGGTGAGAACGGGACTGAAATTTTTTTATATGCTAAGGATCATAAATGTTGTTTAGATTGTTCCGATAAATGTAAAAGAAGCAAAAAATGCTGCGATCAGTGTGCTGTAATTACTTACCATAATAAAATACATGGGGATGAGGATGCGATGGATATAAACAGGCTAAAGAAAATAATGGCTGCATTTTCTAGTAAAAATATAAAGGAGGAAGAGTTTGATGAGTTATTAAACGATGAAAAGTTTGGAAGCGGTTTAAGTGGATCAAATATTGAAAAGGATAAAATGGTGCTTAGGAGTGGTAATTTTCAAGTGGCACCATCTAATGTATATGGTCAACCGCATAGGATTTTTGTGGCGGGTAGAGCAGGAAGCGGTAAAAGCTTTTGGGTGGCTCAATACTTACAACAATTTAAAAAATTTTACCCTAAGCGGAAAATCTATTTAATCAGTCAAAAAACCAGTGATAAATTATTAGATGGGTTAATTCATAAAAGAATACCCATCGAAGATCTAGATGCTGCACAATTTGAGGCTGATGATTTTAAAGAGTGTTTGGTTTTATTTGATGATGTTGATGTTATTAGTGACAAGAAGCAGGAGAAGGATGTTTTTAATTTAATAGCTAAAATTTTAGAAGTTGGGCGATCATTAGATACCTATTTAATTTTAACTTTACATATAGCTGCATCGCATAACCAATCTAAAAGGATTCTAAACGCTTCCACTCATTTCGTATATTTTAAGGATAGTGCAACTCATAGCAATGAGTATGTTTTACAAAATTATTTTGGTTTTGATAAAGATGAGATCAGGGCATTGAAAAAAATAAATAGTAGGAGTATAACAATTATAAGAGATGTCCCGCAATTAGTTTTGGCAAACGATTTATTATGTTTTCAAAATAAATTAACATCCTAATATAATGGAGAAAAGTATAAATTATGCTCTATCATCGACCGATTTAAAAAATATTTTTGATGATAAAATTAAAATTATAGCTTATAATGAATTAAAAAACTATGATAATATAGATGACTTATTGGAAGATTCTGGGCGATGTTGTATATTATACAATTGGGATACTCATGAAGGGCATTGGACGTGTGTATTTAGAGGCAATGATGAGAAGGTGTATTTTTTTGATAGTTTTGGAAGTATTCCAGATGGTAAAACAAACATGGGGCAAATACCTCAGGAGCTTAGATATAAGCGTGGCATGGAGTATAAATATTTAACAGATCTATTATTAAAATGTCCTTATGAGGTTGATTATAATCCTAAATGCTTACAAGATTCTAAATCTAGCACATGTGGACGTTATTGTGCTGTTAGAATGAGTTTTCCTGATCTATCTACAGAGCAATTTAATAGCATGTTCGGAGATGATCTTAAGGAAAATGATAAAATAGTATGTTTTTTAACAAATTAGGAAGTTTATAGAGTTTGCCGAAATGCTGTTGAGATTTTATTATTATTATAGATTAAAAATAAATCTCAACAGCGTTTTTTATATATCCTATAATAATAATGAGTTGTTTTGATGATTTATTTGCTAAATCAAAAAAGGATCTAAAAATATTGATTAAGGAAATGTCAAAAAGTAAAGGACAAAATATAGCGGTTAGTCGATTAAATAGACAAGAATTATTATGTATGTTTTTTGCTCTTTCTGGTTATATACCATTAAATAAACCAGAACAAAAACGCAAAAACATGTGGGGGAATAGGCACTGGAATATGTATGGAGATAGACCTGAGATGAGACCTTTAACCAATGAGCAACAATATGCCAATGATCTTGCCCTAGAGAAATATGGTTATAAAACACAAAAAGATTTTATCCCACTTGAAGAAGATTATATTTATGGTAATATAGATGAAGACTATGTCCCACCACCTAAAAATAAGCATAGGAAGAAACAAATGAGCGATGAGATCGATGAGCCTTATTTTAAATCTGATTATAAAAAAGATAAAGCACATTATAATAGTTTTTATGATTCATTAGGATATAAAATAGATGGTAAATATAAACCTAAATTATACAAGGCATTAAGCGATAATGGTTATATCCAAAAGGGAGAAAAACCAAGTGATATTGAAAGGGTATTGGAAAAATTTATGTATGAAAAAGTATTAAATAGCCCTAGAGATAGCAAAGAGAAGGAGAGGTTTGGTAATTTTTTAAAATATAAATATGGAGAAATTAATTTATAGTATAGTGCTGTCGAGATTATAATTTAATCTATAATAATAATAAAATCTCAACAGCATTTCGGCAAATTCTTAAAACTAACCATTTTAATAAAAATATTAAATATTATAAAATATTTTTTATAATATATAATAATAATGTTTTCAAATAACGAATCCATCACGTATTACAATGCAACGCTCACCAACAGTCAACAGCTTACATATAGTAGTATCCCTGCTGAATTTAATCAGACGTTCGATAATAGTTTAGTGGATGATGTTAAAAATAGGGATGTATGCGTCACTCGTTTTTGTCTTAGCTCTCAAAGTGTCCCATTTTGGGCTTGTCCAATTCAACTTGGTCAACCCAATCCAAATTTAACGCCTTATGGTATTCAGTTAAGTTATAAATCTATAAACAGCAATGAAGCTTCATTGGAAGGCTATGAATATTTACAATGGAGTGACAGCAGTAATGATTTGCCAACACCCCCAACGTATCCCGCCGGAAATATAACACGCCAACTCATGGCAAACGGTTATTATTTTAGTTATGATAAATATGACTTCATTAGGATGTTTAATTCTGGAATGTCTAGAGCATTAGCCAATCTATACCGCATTTTTACATTGCTCTATCCCCTTGACAATGACCCCCCACCTACTGGCAGAGAATATTTTAATATTCTAGGAACTAAAAGAGTCGAACCAGCAAATGAGTTTCCGTTTTTAACATGGAATGATAGCCTCAATAAATTTCAAATATCGGTTGACCCCGCATTTTATGCTAATCAAGGCAATTTAGACCTAGGTGTAAAAATTTACTTGAATAATTTATTGTTCCCCCTTTTACAGTTTCCTTTTTCAACGAATCAATATAACAGACCATCAAATATTCCAGACGCTTATCAAATACTAATTCCCAATAATCCTTGGAATTATTTATATCCAAGTTCAAGAAGAATTGATAACGTCAACGAGAACAAACATCTCATCGTCCTTTCAGATCATAATACATTGGGATGCTTTTCGCCCTTACAACGCATAATTTTTACATCTAACCTCATACCAACAAAACCAGAAAATGTTCAACCAGAAACTGATTTCGGTAGTGATGCAAACCCATCCAGAGTCAATAGTGTATCAGGTCAAAAAATTCTCGTTGATTTTGAGGTCGATATGTTTAGCACCAACGATGTTAATAGAGACTATATTCAATTTAATCAGTCTGTAAATAATAGCCGTGTTATAGGCTTACAACAATCCCGTGAAGAGATTAAACAATTAGATATTAAATGCTGGTGGTCTGATTTTAATAATAACATGTATCCAATTGTGTTATATGCGGGTCAACGCTTTGATGTTAAACTTGCTTTCATCCCAAGAAGTTATCTCAAATCAAATTATTAAAAAATTGTATAGTATTTTTTTTATTTATAAAAAATTATTATGTATCTTATAATAATAATAATGTCTCAGGCTACCCCGCTTCCTATTCAAAAAGTTTTAATCGTTGATCCGTTATGCGATTCCCAAGTTGAAGCAGTATTTGGTGTTGAAAAAAGTGCATCGATTCAAAATTTCTACAACATCGCATCAAATAACAAATCATCCACCTCTCTTACCTATGTCGTCAATTGTAATAGTGAAACCACTTTGACTGATCGTGTATGGCTTCAAACTATTGATGCAACCTTTTCAATAACATTTAATGATGCTGCTAAGAGACCGCCTGATGATGGTATATGCCTCCGCCCTTTTGCTTTATCTCAGGTCGCTAACAGTATTGTGCTACAGCAAGGCAACAGCTCAACATCTATCCAATCCAGTCAATTTGCATCAGCACTCCAACGATATGGATATTTTGATAAATATCTTAACTATTCCCAAAGCAATCCATCACTCGATATGTCTACCCCCTATGTCGCAGGAACTCCTCCATTTACATCTAATTTAGTCGGCAACAAATATCAAGAACGCTTGGCAACATCTTACATAAAATCAGCAACATGGAATGCTAAAGTCTTAACACTAAATGTGATATTTTTAGAGCCTGTGCTTATTACCCCTCTATTAAGCTCCTTACATATTAGACGAGAAGCAATGAGGAAAATTAGTCAATACCAATTAACCTACAATTTTGGTGAATGGGCTCGTGCATTTTCTGTAGCTACAGCCGATGCAGGTTGTTTTGTAGGTGCTGGTGGTGTTAAATGCGAAGCAATTAATGATGCTACATTATCATTACTACAAGCAATCCCAAGTCCACTCGATGTAGGAAGAAGCGTCTCAACACAGATTCTTCCATATAACGAGTTCATTTCATTTAACACCGATCCAAAAGAGTTAAAATATTGTTTAGAAAATGAAACTATCGGTGCAACCGTCCAATTTAATTCAGCTGTCATACAAGTCAGTAGAGTTCCTGAAGCCATCTATCTATTTTGTCGTCCCACCGATTCTTTTATGAGCTCCCCTCATGCTACTGATACATTTGCCACTTATATTACTGGCAGTCTTGCCATTAATTTTAATGGTGTTAATCAGTTTCAAAACTGTTCCGATCTTGCTTTGTATAGAATTTGTAGACAAAATTCATGCAATATTCCATGGCCTCAATGGTCTACAACTGGTCTCAAATCATTTAATTTTACAAATGATAATCCCAAGCCTATATATGACTCTGGTGTAGGAAGTGTCATCTGTTTGAAACTGTCGAAGGATATCACGCTAGATGCATCCCTAGCTCCCTCAACAAATGTCAAGCTAAATATGCAAATCACAAGCTCTTTTGCCACCAGTATTGAAAAAGGCACATTCGCCCCATACAATGTAGGCACAGGAATTCCCCACAGCATGTATGTTGTAATCGAATACGCAGGAGTGCAAGAAACGTATGCAAATAACAGTGTAGCCACGAGCATAGGTGTATTATCCACTGAAGATGTTCTGACTGCAGTCAAACGAAATGAAAAAGTCCACTACTCTGTAATCGATGATGGCGAAATGTATGGTGGTGCATCTTGGATGGACAAAGCTAAAAAATTTCTAACTGAGGGCAAACTTGCTGCTGCCTTAAAACAATTAAAATCATATTTTTCCCATCCCCTTACCAAAGAAATTGGCAAAACCGCTAAGGAATATTTAAGAGGTCGAGAAGATGCTAAGGAAGGGTCAAACCAGATCGCTGATGCTCTTGATGAGATTGGTTTAGGTATGAGTGGTGGTAGAAAAATGACCAAAGCTCAACTCAGACAAGCTTTACTCCGTTAATTTTTTTTAAATTTTAAAAAATATACAAAAATATAATTTTTAAAATCTCAATAATCTTCTCTTCCTTTTCTTTTTACCAAATCCCCAATCTTCATCAACAAAGTCCTCATTTTTTGTTTCTGTTTGTCTGCTTAAGGCTTGAAACTTTTTATTAGATTTTATTAAATCATTAAGGGTTGGCTCTTTTATTTTTGGTTCTTTTTGTTTAACAACCCTATTTTTTATTAATTTAGGTTTTTTAATTTCATCGAATAATGTTGGGATGGATGGCTGTTTTTGCGGTTTATTAGGTTTTAATTTTACCCCTTGTCTAATAGAATCTAAAAATGCATCTCGGGGATTTTCTACTGCTTCTGGTTTAGATTGCTCAAAAATAATGCTATCTTTTGATGGTTTAGGTATTGGTAATGATGGTGGAAGAGGTGGAGCAGGTGGAACACTTGATGGTAAAGGAGGAGCAGGTGGTATATTAGATGGTAAAGGAGGAGCAGGTGGTATGAATGAAGGAGGCACTGGTGGAGGAGCTACTATAGATGGTGTAGGTATGATAGATGGTGGTGCATTTCCAGAAGGGCTTAAATTTTCGTTTCTTACATCTTTTATTAAATCATCTAATCGGGATGATTCATCAACAGCTTCTGGTTTTTTAATTGGTATTGGCTTTGGTTTATGCGGTCTATGCCCAAAAACTAACCAATCCATTATGTCTTGTGGTTCATCGAGTGGGCGTTTTGCCCAGTCTCTTAATCCTTTGAAAATAAATGCCATTATTAAAAAAAGCTAGAAAAAAATTATAAGGTTATAATATATAATGTCAATACTTTCTGGGAAAAATGGCAGTAATCCATATTTATATTTTTCAACTATTTCAACACAAAATTTAAGCGTTTTAGATAGAGAGTCAGCAGAATTGTATGAATTCCCTAAGGTTGCTCCTGCTGAAGATGGGCAGGTAATCGCCTTTAATACTGATGGAACTTCTGAGTTTGTAGCAAATGGCGGAGCTAGTGGAAATTTTCTGGTTAGTGATACGCCTTTAATAATACCTACTCAAGGATCCCTTTTTATTTCTGATGGTTTAACTTCAACGGGAACCAATACATCCGAAGATATTATTATTCGTGATTATGGAGTAATCGATGTAAATAAACAATTAAATTGCAATGATGCTTTAAATATTCAATCATT